AGTTCTGGACGCTTGAGCGTGACAAGTCGGGCAATGGCTATGCGGTGATCCGCTTCCTGCCACCCGTCGAAGGAGAGGATATTCCGTGGGTTCGTGTCTTCAGCCATGGCTTTCAGGGCAAGGGTGGTTGGTTCATTGAGAATTGCCCGACTACGCTTGGCAAGAAGTGCCCTGTCTGCGAAGGCAACAACGAACTATGGAACAGCGGCATTGAGTCGAACAAGGGCGTTGCCCGTGACCGCAAGCGCAAGTTGTCCTACATTGCCAACATTCTTGTCGTGAGCGATCCCACGAACAAGGACAATGACGGCAAGGTCTTCCTCTTCAAATTCGGAAAGAAGATTTTCGACAAGTTGCAGGATGCCATGAACCCGACTACCCCCGATGAAACGAAGATCAATCCCTTCGATTTCTGGCAGGGTGCCAATTTCAAGTTGAAGGCGGCAATGGTCGATGGCTATGTTTCCTACGAGAAGTCTGCTTTCCAAGCGCCGTCCGAGTTGCTTGATGGCGATGACAAGAAGTTGGAATCGCTTTGGAAGACGCAGTATCCGCTTCAGCCGTTCGTCGCTCCCGATCAGTTCAAGGCATATGAGGAACTGAAGGGACGAATGGATCAGGTTCTCCATGGCGGCGCATCCGAAGGTTCTGCTATGAAGGCAGAGGAAGCCGTTCCAGAGGACTTCCGCAGCAAGATGAAGACCAAGACCCCTGCCATGGACGAGGCTCCTGCGAAGAAGCCTGCCAAGGCTCCTGCGAAGGCTGCTTCTGACGATGAGGATGAGGATGCCTTTGCCTACTTCAAGAAGTTGGCAGATGATGATGAGTGATAAATACTAATAACCCCGCCGAAGATAGCATCTCCGGCCCGACAACCCCCTTCGCAGAGGGGGTTGTTTCTTTTTAATAAGCCACGGCTGAAGCCATACCCATGCCGTAATAGGTTGGGTCTGTATTTCTGCTGCTTACAGGCGTTATCATTATTGGATGCTGACTTCCATTGTTTGAGATGTTTGTCGGGGAATTGACTGAAACAACGCTGTTTGTCTGCTGTTGCTGTTGTTGTCTCATTCTCATTCCTTCCACAGCAGCCCTCAATCTGTCTGCTCCAAGATATTCTGCTTTTGGTTTTGCGAGTGCAGCACTTCTCTCGGCACCCACCGGAACAAAGGAAATATCTCCTTCTGCTCCCTGCTTCTTGAGAATTTCATCCATGTCGGCACCAAAAGCCGCCAACATGCCACCAAATGGATTTTCTTCATCCCCCTTGAACATATTTTCAAATATGTCAGGAAGGTCTTTTGCAAATACTGCAAGGTATTGAGTAAAATCGGTGATGTTTCCTTGGGTTTTTTGTTTTTCCGTTTCGTCTTTCTTGACTCTTTTTTCCTGCGTATCCTGATAAGTTTTGGCTTTCTGATAGTAAACAGAAGCCGCTGGCCCTAATGCACCCGCGATGACTTGTCCGACTCCACCCGGAAGTTTTGTGAGTTGTCCTGTAAAATTTGTCAAAAAGCCATCTAATGCGTTTGCCAAACCTTCAGAAATCCAAAGTCCGAAATTCGCCAAATCATCAATCCACTCTCCAGATGTTGCCCAGTTATACAACCTGACAATTGTGTGATTCAGCCACACACCAACTTGCATTGGAAATTTCCAAATAACATTGTATATCGTGAGTGCCAAAGATTTGAACAGGGAGAATATATTTCTGATGAATCCACCAGCGAGAGTGCCTATCAATTTACTGAACTTTTGCATAAAGCCGCCAGGCCCGCTGAATATCCCTACGACATCATTGAAGAGGTCTACCATGTTAGTCCAAAGTTCATTAAAAAGATCAATCGTTGGCTGAAAAACATCGACAAGACCATCGAATATCTCGCTCATGTAGTTGCCAAAGAACTTGAACATCATTTGAAAATCAAGAAGACCGAATGTAAGACCGGAAATAATTTGGGCAACGGCACCCATGATTGCGCCCTTGATCCCGTCCAACTTAAATCCTTTGATGGCACCGGTGACGGCATCTATTGTCGAAAGAAGTATTTGTATCGGCAAAAACGCTTTTGAAACTAAGTTTGAAGCAAACCTAAAAGTCTTCAGAAGAGCCGGAAAATATCCAAACCAAGAAAGAATTCCTGCAAGGGGAACACCGAGTATTGATCCAATACCTCCTGCGAATCTCGCACCTCCAAATATATTCATTCCTCGGGCTGCTTTCCCTAAAAACCCTCCTATTGCAGGAATTCTTTCCAACTGTGTAGCAATTGATCCCAATTTTGAGGCAATGCTTGCTGACATCCCACCAAAAACTGCGGTAGATGCAGCGCCTGCTCTCATTCTTGCAAGTCTTGCAATTGCTTCAAGTTTTTTTGTTAGACTGAAACCTTCTGGAAGAAGTTTCATGATCCCGAGTCTTTTTCCAAGACTTGAGAAAAGACCATATGTTGTGGTGATGTATCCTTTGAAATAACCAAAAATTCCACCCAAAACAAGACCAATACCACCAAGAATAGTGAGCCGCTTCAAAACCGTGAATATGATGTGCTTGAGTGTGCCAAAAAAACCATGGTTGCTTTCATGATGTTCTCGGAGTTTCTTGACTTCATCTGATGTCTCACCATGGGCATCCATCAAATCATTATGTCTTTTATTACGATCTTTCATTAGTTCATCATGAAGTTTTTCTTGATGATCCAATGCTTCTTGATGGGTATTTTCAGCCTCAAGACCACTTTCAATTTCTTTTTGAAGTCTTGTCTTATCTCCATCAAGAATTTTTTTGATTGTTTCAAGTTCTTCTTTGTTGACTGAGTAAACGGTGTTCAGTTTGTCTAGAATTTCTTGATGTCTTTTTTCATCAAGATTTGCTTCTTTTTTATCTAGATCATTTCCAGTTTTTATTTCTTTAATGGTGCCTTTGGCAACATCATCTGACATCGAAGAATCAAGTGGAACAGTTTTTTCGTATTTCTTTACAAATACTTCCCTTACTTCATCCTGTAGGGTTTTCAATTCTGTGATGTTTGCATTCAATGAAGAAAGGATATTGTTTTCTTTCCTCAAGATATTTGCAATTTCATTTTTGGAAGAAAGTTGATTTGTGTTGGTGTTTGAAGTTCCAACAACAGCGGAATCTCCTTGTTGGAGCAAAGACCGCTTGATTTCCTGCATTTCGGACAAGATGTCTTGTTGGTAGGAAACTTCCTCTTCTAGTTTTACTTTTACTTCCTCAAGTTTTTCTTTTTCTTCTTGAGTAAATTCTCCCGTCTTTTCCTCAAGTTCCTTCTTCTCGGTCAATAGTTGGTTCGATTTTTCAATCGAATTTCCCATTTTTTCAAGGATGGAAACAAAATCCTCAAGATTTTTGTCATTCAATGGGATTACGCTTGACGGTGGCGGGGGATTGTTTTGGGGGTTCCGTGGCAATCCTTGAGCGTCTTGATTTGTTCCTGGAATTTTTGGGTTTTTGTCTTCCATTAGTGGCTATTCTTCATTGCATCCATTCGTTCTTTTTCTTCTTTCAGGTGTTCTATCAAAAGATCAATGTAAACCCTCCGCTCCCATGGCATCATGCCTTCCAACTCACCAAGACGATACTGAAAGTTTTGCATCAACGCAAAGTTCACGGAAAGCATGTTGAATAGGCTGTCATGTGCGGAGGCTAGGAGAAAAAATTTGCCAATCCTCCGATAACTGTATCATTTTGCTCTCCACAATGCTTGCACTTGAAAGATATTGGCGCTTCAAGACGAGGAATCTCTTCCAAGAATTTCATTACTTTCTTGAATTGTTCCTGTGTCATTTCGTTCAAGAAATCCACCAACTCTTCTGTTGTCAACTCATTTGCAGAATACACTTTATCGCCATGATGCACCTTGTTTATGCATTTTGCCATGATGATCATGGACTTGTCAATCTCTGTCATTTCCCCAATGTTTGAAATATCCTCAAATGTTGGGTATCGCATTTCTATGGTGATGTCTCCAACAAGCCTGATTGTCTTGGAATGCTTTTTGTCAGAAATCGGTTTTATATCCTTGAGATTGATTTCGACATCGGTTCCAAGTGTGCATTTTTTGCATTTGAATTGTGGTTTTACTGTTTCTCCCACGGAATAACTTCGCAGTTGAAGAAACAGATATTCCATGTCTAGCGTAGGCAACTTCATCACATCGACTGTGTTGTTGGTGCAGGCGAGGATTACTTCTCTTACGGCAGTATTGATTGTCTGCTCGTCTTTTGTTTCTGCCGCCATCAAAAGGACTTTTTCTTCCTTTACAATGAATGGGCGAAACTCCACTTTCTTTCCAGAGAGTGGAAGAGTCACTTGGTGTTTTGGTGTTGCTGCTAAGATTCCAGATAGTGTCATTGCGACTTCCTTTATGATGTAAATTACGGATACCAACCATTTCCAAAAAATCCTGCGCCAAAGAATCCTTGAGACTGTGACAAGTTTGTCAGGAAAAGATCCAGTCCACCTTCTCTTGGCGTGGAGTAAACCACCCTGCCATCTACGGCGGTCGGGATGTTTGTTTGCTTGTATTTCTCTAGTTCTTGAACATATGATTGCAGAATCAAATCTTGGTTTTGTCGAATCATGTTGAATCTCGCTCGTTCTTTTATGTTTCGAATGGCAAAACCATTTATTGCACGATCCATCATGTCCTGACTTTGATTCAATATTGACTTGTATCTGTTCACAGGTATTACGGGATATCCTGTGTCGGTGATGGTGGGTATCGTGTTATTGTATGGAAGTTTGTCTTCGTCTATCACTATTTGATTCAGGGGAACAATATCGTGATACATGAAACTAATGTCCACGAATAGTGGCTCATTTGAATTCGTATAATTCAATGAACCGCCGTTTATGTTCATCGAATATGGATAAACTTCCGTCAGTTTCATTCCGACCAATTTGTTGTCATACATGGCATCAATTGCCATGTTGAAATTCTTGACATTGTTCGGAAGCAGAATTATGAAAATTTCGCTATCTTTGGCATAGGTGTCATACATCTTCATCTGTCTTGTGACAGGATTCTGTAAATACCTCAGCCAGAATTCAAAAAACTCCTTCTCAAACATATCAGTTCCGCAATTGAACTGAAAGCGCATTCCCGAAGAATTGTTTGTATTTCTTCTGTATGGGAATACACGCAAAGGCCCCGCATTGATTTTGGACTCTTCATATGTAAACCAAGACTGTTCATTAGGAACTATCGATTTGCATGAAGTGGCAAGACGAGCAGTATCAGGAACAAAATCCATGCCAATGCCATCTCTGACATTTTGATTTGGCATGAGCATGACCAACCACCGATTTGAATTTGCATATCCGGTTTCCCGCATCCTGCCATATGCAGAATCCATAAAAGATGGCTCGGGATTTCCTGCCTTTGCCGTGTATTGGGCACGGGCCCGTATGGTTTTTAATGTATCTGAGAAGTCCATGATTGGTGATTAATGTTATTTATCTTGCCAAAGCCCAAACATCTAGTCTGGAAGCCCCTTTAAATTGATCTAAAGGAAAAAACGGAACGGTTTTCCAATCTTCGGGGGGTATTGGAGCAACATTTGTTACTATACGATCTAAGTAATATCTTTTGATACAAAACCTGTATGCATTGAATGATGAAGAATTTTTCATGATGGGATATGTCACTTTTATCTTCGTGTTTTTGTTCAAGTTCTTTGTCCAATTCGAATCGGTTGCATATTTTAAAACCTGATCCAAAAATCTTGCCCTCATTCGTGGGGGCAAATAATGAAAATTGACTCCCAAAAAACCACCTTGTTGGGGGTGCAAGTAAATAGTGATCGGAAACTCATCCCAAAACATAAGGTTTGCTTTTGTTTTTGGGGAATATCCAAAAAACAACATTTGTCCGGGTCTTATTTCGGCTGATGTAATATTGTCGGATTGTTGAATAAAAGTAGATTGCCTCATCTTTGTTTGAATCTTGGATAGATTCTTAGCAAGCCATTGGGTTGCTTGAGGGTCTGCGAGATTTATTCCCGAGGCACTTTTTAATACGCTTTCTACTGCCCTTTTAGTCATTTACTTTCTTTCCAAACAGATGTTCTTCCGTCAGTATCTTGAATTTCCAACCTCTGTCTTCACAAAAGTCTTTTGCCGCTGCCCATTTTGCGGAATTAATCATCCAATTTCTTATTTCGTATATTTTGGACTTTGATACTCTTTTGGATTTTGGATTTTCTGGTTTTTGAGTTTGTCGTTTTGGTTTGATCTCTATGAGACATATTTCTTCTTTTCCATCAGGAAGTTTTAGTTTCATCCAGAAGTCAACAAAATATCGATGTCTCTTGCCATCAATAGGGGATATGTAAGGTATCACCACCTCTTCTGACGACCATTCCAATACAGAAGAGTTCTCGTCGCAAAAGGTCATCATTCTTCTTTCCCATGACGATCTGTAGAAGCACATCATGGGATCGCCCTTGTATTTTTCGGGGCGTTTTGGTGAATACTTACCCTTGTATGATGCGGTGTTGCTAATATCGAACCTCGTTTTCATTTATTTATAGAACTCATCTAAATAACAGCATATGGCAAAAGAATTTAGCAGCATCAATACCCTAAGAGATATCAACTCAATCGACAGATTGCTCCAAGAGCGGCCTGCGAGTGCATTTGAGATGAAGGTGTATCGATACAACAAAAGTCCCAAAGATGGATTACTTGCATATCCAGAGGACTTGTTTTTGGATCCGGCGCATCAATGTTTGATGAAAATTGAAGTCTATGAAAATCAGGAGTCTTTTTTGCAAACAAAAAGGAACCCGATTTCAAAAGCATTGGGGGGCGGAACCAATCCGGCAAATGATATTATCAACAAAGCCCAAAAGGAATTGCAAAAAGTATCACCCGGTGCAACCCTGAACGAGGGATTAATTCAGGCTGCTTTTAGTGGGGCGCTTCAAAAGCAAGGATTTGGGCAGGACTTGGCAAACATCCTCAAAAATGGAGCAGAAGGTGTTGGTGAGGCAATAGAGACTCAAATGGCAGGCCTTGGTCATGCTTTCTTGGCAGGGGGATTGAGTTCAAAAGGAACAGGAAGAGACTCCTACACAGAGGAACAGACGGGCATAGTCAACAAGAATATTCAGAGAGTTCAGTCGATATATCTTTACATGCCAACCGGTCTTGAAACAAGTTATGGAATTAATTATGAAGACGAAAACATGTCTACCTTGGACAATTTGAAACTTGGAAAAGCGGTGAGCAAATATGGAAATCCAGAAGCCGTAAGGGATATTGCAAAACGAATGGCATTGGCAAACACAAAAATAATGGATCAGATAGGAGAGGTATTTGGTGTCGAAGCCGGTGCAATGAGCAAATACATTCTTGCAAAAGACAGGCAAGTCGTGAATCCAATGACTTTGCATTTGTTCAAGGATGTGAAAAGAAGAGAATTTACATTCTCATACACATTTCTGCCAAGAAGCGAAGAAGAACTACATCACATTTATAAGATAATGCAAGTTTTGAAGTATTATGCCCACCCCAAGAGATCATCTGGAAGCGGCAGATTCTTGGATTATCCTGCTGAATTTCAAATCAAATTTGTCATGCCAGATGGCTCATTGAATGAATATTTGCCGATCATTCACAAGTGTGTTCTTACCAACATCAAAATTCGTTATGGCGAAGAAGCAGTATTTTCAACATTAGAAGTGAGTCATGGTGGTGCCCCGCCAACAAAAATTGAGATGGAGTTGACATTTAGCGAACTTGAAATACTTACTAGAGAGAGATTCGAATCCAATCACGGACATGCTGTCCCATAAAGGAAAATCATGGGGTATTTCAATTATTTGCAAAATTTTACTTACACCGATCCGGACACCGGTGATGTCATCATCGTAAAAAATATACTGACTCGCGGAAAAATACTTGAGATCATCAGAGAACAGGGATCTGCAAGTCTTGAATACACCATAGAGGATGAAGAAAGACCCGAGACATTGGCTCATCGCATATATGGGCGATCCGATTATCATTGGCTCATCCTTCTTTACAACGAGATACTTGATCCATATTTTCAATGGCCCTTCAGCATAAACGAGATGGAAAAGCACATGGAGTCTGTTTATTCAGGGCAGGCTTTGTTCATAGATGCAATTAGTCTGTTTGATGAAAATAAAAAACAGCCGTTTGACAGAAAAGAACTTCATTTCTCCAAAGGCGATTTGGTAGAACAGCGAAACCGTGCAGGAGAGATTGTAGCCAGCGGCACGGTAAGGGAATGGAATCCAAATTTGTATAAACTTGTCGTTGAGGATGTCTCGGGAATTTTTTCCGGCAACACTCTACCAGTATCCGATAGGACAAGTCTCATGAGAAACTTGTATACGGTGAACAAAAACGGAAAACTCATTACATCAATCCTGATGCGAGTAACCAACGATAATAGATATTCTCTTCATCATTTTGAAAATGGAAACGGTGAATATATTTCACCTCTATACAGGAAAAAAGAACTAAAGGATGGTGGAGTGGTCTTGGAAAGTCCAGCAACTGTATTGGACAGATATGTTTTTGGTGGCGTTGAGAGAAACATAGAACTTGGAATTGATGAGAGCAGGGAATCGCTCGGAGTCGCAAATATCGTTACCAATATTGAATATGAAGAGAGAAAAAACGAAACCAAGAGAAAAATTAAATTGATGCGACCTGAATACATCGACCCGGTTCTCAGAGACTTCAGAAGACTGTTTTCAGCACAGAGTTAAGGTTTACACATGACAATCGGTCAAGACACAATGATCAAGCCGGGTGATGTGATGATTGATGAGATCACTCTTCAATCGCATACCGGTTTTAAAATGTCATTGAAAGGAATTTTCGAAAGCATCACCATCTATGAGGACATGTTTTCGAATGTGATGTCTGGAAGCATTTCATTAATCAACTCATACAACATTGTCAAGAATTTTCCCATCATAGGAGCAGAGACACTTACTATTTCCTACAGGACTCCGATGATTGGAAGTGAACCCGTAAAATTGGTTTTCAGAACATACAAAATATCGTTGTTGTCGGAGACTTTGCAGGAATCTAACCAACTTGTCCGGGTGGAGTTCATTTCGCATGAAGCAATAAAAAGCATGCAGAAAAAAATCTCCAAGTCATACAAAAACATGCCGGTGTCGAGAATGGTAAGGAACATCTATGATGAATATCTTGCCAAAGACAACGGAGAAATGAATGGAATCCTGAATTCAACGGTTGAAGGAAAATCCGGATACAATCTAGACAATGGCTATACAAAAAACTCAGTAGGTTCTGTTGCTGAATCGATTGGAACGGTTTTCAATTCATCGGAAGACGAAACCGCTGATGGCAAACGACACATCAAAACAATCATTGAAACATACGATTTTCGTTCTTATGTCATTCCATACATGACACCATTTCAGGCAATCAATTGGCTTTGCCACAGATCGCGGGCAAAAGTCAACACAAGCATGTGCGATTATGTCTTTTTCGAGAATCAAGAGGGACATCATTTTGTTCCGATCTCTTGGCTCAAGACACAGCCGACATCCTACACATATACAAATTACCCAGAGGGATTCAGAAACCAAGACAGCGAAAGAATGCTTGAGTCGGAATTGAGAAATGTCCACTCCATGACCGTTCATAGCATAAGTGACAAAATCAAGCAGCAGACATTGGGGCTGTTTGCATCCGCCCTGATGACACACGATCTGACCACCAAGATGTGGAATACAGTTCAATATCGATATGATTATTCCTTTACTAATGATGCAGCACATCTGGAAAAAAACCCATTAGTGCCTCTGGCAAAACTTGT